GTAAGAGAGAAATATTGATTAGGCAGGCAAAGGCGGCGACCATATTGCGCAAACGGGAGGCTCGGAATGATTTCTGGGCCTATTGTTTATATCATGACCCTAAGTTCTTTGCTAAGCGTCTGTTCTTAAAGAAGGTGGCAGATGCTTTCACCCGGGTGTACGAATCGTATCTGTCGGGTGTGATCCGCCGGCTGGCCGTCTCCATGCCGCCACGTGCCGGGAAGTCTTATATATCATCCTTGTTCATTTCGTGGATGCTTGGCCACTTCCCGGAAGAGTCGGTCATGCGCAACTGCTGTTCCGATACGCTGTATAACAAGCTGTCTTACGACACGCGCGACATCGTCCGTTCTTCCCGGTTTAAGGAAATCTTCCCAGATATACAATTGCGTGGTGATAAACAGAACGTGCATGGCTGGAGCTTGGAAGCTGCCCGGCAGGTGAGTTACTTCGGGGCTGGTGTAGGCGGTACGGTGATCGGCTTCGGTGCTTCTATGTTGGCTATGACCGACGACTTGTATAAGAGTTTGGAGGATGCACTATCTGACACCAATAACGAAAAGGTCTGGTCGTGGAAGCAGGGAACGCATGATTCCCGTATCGAAGGGAATTGTTGCTCAATCGACATCGGTACCCGCTGGTCGGCTACGGACGTTCTCGGCCGTATGGAGGAAATGGGGAAATATGACGAAATTATCCGTATCGCCGCATTGGATGAGAACGATTGTTCTTTCTGCGAGGATGTACATACGACAGAGTATTACCATGAACTACGGGAGGAAACGGATGATTCCATTTGGTGTGCCGAGTATATGCAAGATCCAATCGAGGCAATCGGGTTGTTGTTCCCGAAATCGGAGCTTAACCGATTTAAATTGGCTGATATTGAGGGCAAGCAACCGGACGGTGTTATTGGAGCTACCGATGTGGCCGATGAGGGAGACGATGATTTCTGTGCGCCTATTGCCAAAGTATTCGGTACGAAGTATTTCATTACCGATGTGCTGTTTACGAAAGATAATGTCGAGATCACCGAACCGAAGTTGGTTTCCTTGATCCTTGATACCCGTTGCGACAATATGCGTATCGAGAGTAACAATGGTGGCCGTATCTTCGCTCTCAATGTTCGTAAGGCGGTAAAGGCAAAGAACGAGAAATGTATCATTCAGGCGAAACCGACAACTGCCAATAAGGAAACCCGTATCTTGTTGAAGTCTGGTTGGATTAAGAAGCATTGTTATTTCTTGGAAGAAAGCGAGTATAAGAAAGGTTCGGATTACGACCGGTTTATGAAAGCTTTGACCAGCTATAAGAAAGAGGGTGGTAACAAGCATGATGATGCGCCGGATGGTATGACAATACTTGCCGAGAATGTAGAGTTTATTGGGTTGTGCAAGGCTAACTCTGTACGTCGGGTAGCAAGAGGACGATAATTGGCAAAATGAAAGTGTTTTTCTGATATTTGTGACACGTGTTAGATAAAATCCCGATATTTTTCTGCCACATACTTGCGTTTTGATATGTGTTCTTGGTTTTTACATTTCAAAGTGAACTTGTTTATACTGGTCGTATTGACAGCGAAAAACTATTTGCTTTTATATTTTAGCATAAAACAATTATGCCAAGTATAAGCGAAATTCTTGCAAATGAAGATTTTGGGCAGGTAGTCAGTACGTTATGTGTCGATACGATTGAATACCGGGAACCAAGAGAATATTACAGAGAATACCACGGTGAGCGCCGGCGACGTAAAACTTCTGTTGGCTGGCGTGAGCCTAAGCGTTTAGAAGTCTATTCGGATACTTTGGTGGATAAAAATGGTGAACCAGTACGCCTTCCTGATAAGATCGTAGATGTGGCCCGTATCGTAACCAACTTTCCGAAGAAGGAGGTGCGTACCTCTGTCGCTTTCCTGTTCGGCGGGCAAATGACGATTACCGGAGCTGATCAAAACGATGGCTTTCAAGAGTTCAAGCGTGTATGGGAACGCCGGTTGAAGATGCAATCCGTCTTGAAGTCATTCGCTCGCAAGGTGCTTTCTGAAAGTAAGGCTGCTCTTGTGTTCTATCCGTATACCTCCAAAGGATTAGACGGCAAATTGATTACGGAGTTAAAAGTAAAAACACTTTCTGTTCCCCGTAATGAAAATACTTTCTCTGAATTTTATCCCCATTTCGACGATAACGATGATATGGATGCCTTTATCCATCGTTACCAAGTGAACTCTAATGGTATGATCCGGAACAGCTGCACGATTTGGATGGCGGATAAGATTATTACGGCTATCGATGAAATGGGTTGCTGGGTGATAAAAGAGGTTCCCAATCTATTTGGGAAAATTCCGGTTGTGTATGCCGATGTATTCCAACCTGAATGGGATGAAGTAGCGTTTCTGATGGATGCTCGTGAAATGCGTATTTCTCGCATGGTGGATACAAATGATTACTATGGTGATCCGATGTTGAAGACATTCGATGTGGCTGACCTGCCGACTAAAGACACTGTCGGCAAAGAATTGTCTTTTACGTCTAAAGTACATCCGGAAACGCAACAATTGTATCATGGCGATGCGGAATACCTTACTTGGAACGGCTCTCAACCATCTGTGGATAAAGAGTTGGAAGAAACCAAATGCGAGCTGTTTTCCGGTACATCCACGCCTGATCTTTCTTTTGATAACTTGAAAGGCATTGGTAACCTGTCCGGTGTTGCCCGTAAATTCATGCTGATGGATGCCACTATCAAGGCGAGTGAGAACATGGAAACATTCGGTCCGGTCGTACAACGTTGTGTGTCGGTCGTGTTGGCCGGAATATGCAATATTACCAACATCAAGTACCGTCCTCAATTGGTGAACAACCTGATCGATGTGGAATTTGGTTCCATTTTGCCGGAAGATTTGGCTGAAACCTTGCAAACACTCTCTGTTGCCAATGGAGGCAAACCGATTAACGCTCAGCGCACGGTTACGGCTCATTCTCCGCTAACAGAAGACTTGGACGAAGAAATGAAGCTGATGGAGGAAGAGGAAGATACAGCAGCGCAACGCAATAATATGATCGGCTTAACAATGGGATATGGAGAATGAAAGAACTATCATTTCATGAGCGACAATTCCTGCAATGTCTGTTCCGGCAACAAGGTAGCATAAAGTATTCGTTTGACGAGTTTGTCCGTAGGATAGGACCTCTTCTGGCTAAATGGTCGGATCATGGAGGTGACCGTGTATGGATAGGCAACGCTACCATAGAGAAGCAAATCGAACGTCTGTTGGATGACCTGCATACGCGGCTCGTAAGCAATATATCCAATACGGTTACCGATGTATGGAATTTAGGCAATAGGAAAGCGGATGAACTGGTAACAGGTTATATCAAGGATATGGCCATATCCAGTACGTTGAAGGATAAGATGTTTTCCAGAAGTGCAGATGCGCTGAATACCTTGTTGAAACGTAAGGATGAATTTGGTAAAACCATATCCTCCCGTGTCTGGGATATAACGGACGGAGCTATGGATAATCTGGAATATTATCTTTCTTCGGGTTTGTCCTCTGGTCGTCCGGCAGCGTTGATCAGCCAAGATATACGGCAATTACTAAACGAACCCAACCGTCGTTTCCGCCGTGTAAGGGATGCGAATGGCAAATTGGTCCCATCCCAACCGATGAAAGATTATCATCCGGGGCAGGGTGTTTATCGCTCGTCTTATAAAAATGCTCTTCGCTTGGCTGCGACGAAAACAAATAAAGCGTTTCGTACTGCCGACTACGAGCGTTGGCAGAATATGGATTTTGTGACTGGTATAGAGGTGGAGCGTTCGCCGACGAATCACGGGCCGTGTCCTGTGTGTGATGCCAAGGCTGGCAAATATCCGAAAGATTTCAAGTTTACCGGATGGCATCCGCACTGTATATGTGTGGCTACACCGATTATGATGGATCATGAGGAGTTCGCTGAATGGTTGCTTCATTAAAGAAAATGAGGGCAACGGGGATTCTGTAGTAAAGTGGCAGTTTACAGAATACACCCGATGCCCTCTAAATTGTTTACTCAATTGCCACGTAATATCTCTATTATACTTTCGCTTTTTGTGCCTGTAGTTTCGAATTTAACTTCTCAGCCTCCTTTTGCATGTTCTCGGAAGCGTGCTTGATGTAGTATAGCATTCCTTCGGTTCTTCCTATCTCTCGACCGGAATTGAATGCGGCTTGCAGTTCTGGAGTGGAGTACTTGCCCATTTCGGAGGGTTGGGCCGTCCTTTTGCCGTTACTATTGTTGGCGGCATTGGATTTGTTGGAATTGATAGACATAATAAATATAATTAAAAAGGTATTTGTGCCTTTCCTGCTGTCTATCACATTCCAACGGATGCTGTGGTTCTATTACGGTTCCACACAGGGGTACACAAATACCTAATATTATTATACAATTAATGTACGGGCATAAAATATGCTCGGTTTTGTTTATGCGAGCGAATTTTACCCGCATCCGTTAGTTAAATATGATAGACATCACAAAGATGAGCACTAATTCTGAATCCCACAAGAAAAAATAGAAATACCTTTGCTTTTTCATCTTGTTATGCTATTTTTGCGTTATGTGGAAAGAGAAATTAGGAAACTATTTGATTGATGTCTCGAAATATATCTTTACAGGTGTAGTGGTAGCGTCTTTATTCAAGGATATGGAAGATAATAAGTGGCTGATTTATGGCCTAGGCTTTACGTCTTCTATTTTAGCCTTAATAGCAGGATTGGTATTAACGAATAAGAAAAAGGAGGATAAGTAATGGGAGCTATAATTGGATTCGCCGTGATAGGCATACCTTGTGCCGCATTTTTGATCTATTGCCTTACGCCTTCTGGCAAACAATGGCTTAGATCCAATCACATGATTTGACAAGATAGATTCTTATAGGAATAATTGAAATGAAGCCTGCCGGTTGTCCGGTGGGCTTTTTTTATACCCGGAATTTTCTTTCTCTCCCTTATATTTTAAACAGAAAACTCTTATGACAATTTTAGATTTAATCAAGGCGGCATGTAAGACGAAAGGCGTGCCGGAGAAGTATGCGGAACGTATTCAGAAAACGTTCAAGATTGAGAAAGCCGAGGGGATGGAGGCTTTCGTGGACCTGTTCAAGGATAATATTCTTCCGGCAATCCAAGAAGCGGAGAATGAAGCTAAGACTACGGCTGAAACGGCCGCTGTCGCCGCTTATGAAGCCAAGCATGGGTTGAAGGATGGTAAACCGGTAGAAGATCCGGATAAGAACAAGAAAACGGAAGAAGAACTGTTAAAGGATCTTAGCCCGGAACTGAAAGCTTATCTGGAAAGTATGAGGAAGAGCGTCGATGATATGGCTAAGAAGGTGGGCGATTCCATTACCAACTCGGCAAACGAGGCTAAGAAAGAAACAGTCCGTAAGCAGTTGAAGGATGCCGGTCTTCCGGATAGCTGGCTGGGACGTGTGGACTTGGCTTCGGAAACCTCTATCGAGGATCAAATCAATGAGCTTTCCGAAGAGTTTACCGGAATCCAGCAAAAGGCGATCGATGATGCCGTGGCCCGTGGTGATTACGCTCCCGGTTCCGTGAATCTTCCGGAGCGTTCCGAGGCGGATTGGGCGAAGCTGATGGATCAGGATGCCGACAAGAGCGCAAATAATCCCGGTGTGGTGAACCTGGGTATTGAATAATCCAAGAAAAGTGTAACGTTATGTACAGAAAAAGAGAAAGAGAATTCCAGTATCCTCCCGGAATTGAAAAGATTATTGAGGATGTGATCGGCGGTGGGG